GCTTGTTCAATTGTTTTATTGTCTGGAGAGTTGAACAAAAGTAAATGATAGTGTGGACGTTGTCGGAGTTCTCCGTACTCTCCGACACATATGTATCGTATAGGCTGGTCAGGTAGATAGTTATTACTTTGGCCTTTTCCAATTGCCAAAGTTTTGCGGAGTCGCTTAAAGAATAGCTGAATATCCCGTTTGTCGAGATTAGAACCGCTTGGTAGGTGTGTGTTTGCATAAGTTAAAGTTATAAATTGATTAGAGTAGGAACGTTGCATTTCTTTTTCAATCCTGAACGTCCATTGCGACAACCGCTTGCGCAAGCAAAGCGGGCATTTCCCACAAGGATAGGAAAGCATTAGAGTTTGATTAGGATGAGTTTGATATTTAGGATTTTTTTTTGTCTGTATATTTATGCACATAGTTACAATCGCTTGCGGCTTCCGCCTTGCTTTAATTGTGGAAAGCTCCCAACTCTTTCGAGATTGGGGGCTTTTTTGAACGCCCGAAGGGCTGATTTTTTTTTTATTTGCCTGTCACGAAGGCTGTCGCCTTTGGCTATATTTGAGGTACGTTATACAACGGTAACGGACGTAATGCATTTACTTTAAAGTAAATATGACAATAATAGTGATTAACGTCCGAACCCTCATAAGCAAAGATTCTGTTTATCTCTTCCATTTTAATAAATTCTTCATTTAAAGCAGGAAGATTAGCGAATTTTCTACCCATTTGCCAATATTCAAGGGTAGAACGAAATGCTCCATGTACCGTAGAATTATTAAAACGGTATTCTGAATAACGAGGAACATATCCAAATGTACCCTCAAGGTCATTTGGTAGTATAGTATCATCTACATAAATCTCTTTATTTTTGATTTCCTGTTCGCCTATATTGGCGAATTGTTGATAGAAATAATCAAATTTATCAAATTTGTTAAAGTGTTTTGGTATTCCTTGAGAATACGCAGAACGAGGTCGAATAGACATAATACCAATAATATAACCGTGTTCCTCGAATGAAGCGGTAAAGTCGTTAGAATTTCCGACATTAATACCGTGTCCACCCATTTCACCCAATGGAGTAGGAGTATAACCTGTTTCACTTGGTGAACCTGATGTTTGAAGTACTTCAGATATTGATACAGTAGACTTTCCACCTCCTAAATACTCAGGACGTTGAAGCCTTGCATCTGAAGATTTTACACCAAAGAGGTTCCAAATATGCTCAATATAACGAGAACCCCCACGAGCATTAGCTTCTAACCATTCTTGAAGTTTAAAAGCTTTTCGAAGTTCATTTACTGTTGAAGATGTTGCAGTACTTAAATCTACTTTATGTGAACCAGAAATATCAAGATTTAAATTAGTTCCTAAATCTGAATCTTCCAAATCTCCAGCAGCATCGACTCCCAATTTATCTACAAGTCCAGAAGTTGCTCCTGTAGCAGTATTTTTTAGAAGTTGTTGATTTACACCAGTATAAGTAAGGTTTGCCGTTTGTCCTAATGGTAATATAACCTCAGGTCCTTTTTGAGCAAAAGGAAGTGCACTGGTAAAGTAATCGTGCTCCCAAGCACGTTTTTTTAATCTCCACCAATCTGCAGGCATATTGCCATTATTGTCTCCATCAACTGCGGGCATAAATGATTTAGTAGTTTGTAGATTTTGGTCTCGATAATACTCGTCATAAATTAAATGATAAGCTTTAAATGGTAAAGCTGATACTTTTATATCTTGACGATTCATGAAAGGCAACCCTAAATAATCGCCAAGGTCTCCTTCTCCATGTCCTGAATGAACATAAGGAAATTCGGGATTGGCATAGCCATCTTCTCCACCTGTAATAAAGTCCTCCCATCCGTTCCAAAGTAAACGATTTGGAACAAAGAAATAATGCGTATAAGCATTTATTTCGTGCATTACTGGAGAAACTAATGGTGCCATGCGAAGCATGTGTTGCGATTGTAGATTAAATCGGTCACCAGGTATTACTTCCTGTACCAAAATTGGTACTAAGTCTCCTTGATTGAGTGAAAATTTCCTGTCATGAGACAAGTCAAAATTGTTTTTTTGCGGTTTTCTTACGAAAATTTCTGTAAATGGATTCATATTATTTAGTATAAGAGTTAAGTATTCCTGCGGCCGAGCCTATAAGGTATCTCATAAGTGTGTCTATAAGTCCGCCATTTGGTTGGATATTCATTTCTCGTAATTGTTTTTCATTATTGAATATCCAATCCTGATTTGATAGATTTTTTGTACGTTGAACCGATTCAAGATACGATTGTTTAAGCACTTCGATTTTTGCTTGAGTTTCAGCAGGCAAAGTTGAAAGTTTTTGCTTTTCCATAAGAGTATCTGTCTGAAGTTTACGAAGTTGCTCTTTGCGATAATCAACATTTGTTTTAAATAAATCTTTATCAAGATTATATTCTTGTTGAATTTTCGCAGTTTCTGTAGCTGTTTTCATTGCTACCTGTTTTTGAGTTTCTGTCATCTCCTTTTTTAAGCCAGTATCGGCATTTAAATTATTAGTCGATGCAATTTTATTTTGTATAGCTGCATCACCCAAATTAATATTTATATCGGGTGAAGCTGGTGTCATAGCAGTAGATAATTTAGCTGAAGCCATTTTTTGCGCTATGTCTGCCAAGAGATTTTCCGGAACATGATAGTTTTCTACCTTTGGCGCAGTAGGTTGAGACGCTGTATTTTGTACGGTTCCATCGTACATTAGAGCAGGGTTTAACCCTGCTTGTTTCATCCTCTCTACTTGTTTGAGAGGTTGATTGTAAGTGTTAGTCATATCAAAAAGTTCTTTTTGATGTTTCCATGCTTTTTTATTGCCCGAGGCTGTTCCAATTGCATTGGCTCCTGCGGAGACGGCACCGCCTATAGCGGCCGCCCAGTCTGATAGAGGCATAGTATTAGAGTTTAGTATTATTATTATTATTTGTTTTTTTATTATAATCCTTGTTTTTTTTTTTGCCAGTTGCCACCATGCCTTTTTTTTCGCATTTGTTTTGTTCATTTGCGTTATTTTGGGCTTTAGTGTCAACTGGCATATATATGACAAGGAATATAGATAGGCAAATTACACTTCGTGTAATTTGCGTTGGCAATCTGCAACGTCTAAAGACATTGCAGATTGCTTCCCCTGTATGTTTAAGGGGGGTTTTAAGATGAAGTTTCTTCATTTTTATCATTTTTTAATGATTGTAGTTTAGTTTGTTCCTCAACCAGCTTATTAATGCGTTGCTGCTCCTTTTGTTTTTTCAAGTCTGCAAGTCTTAATTGAGCATCTTGAGCGTTTTTAGCATTTTCCTCGTGTAACTCGTTTATTTCGACAAGGTCGAGTTTTTTTAGATTAGGAACGAAAGCGTTCTCATCGTAATAAGCTGGTTGAGTTTGTGATTGTGGCAGTTGTCCGCCACGTGTGTAATGTACCAATAACTCACGAAGTGTAAGAGATTGGTCTGGTACTGTTAGAGAGGGCAGTAAATTAATTACTCCCTCTTCTGGTTGATAGTTTTGAGATGTTATCATTTTTTTAGAATTAAAGGCGGATACCACCGCGTGAAACTTTAATGTACTGTGATTTTGCGGTACGACCGCGTCTTGATTTTCCCATTTTATTTAATTTTAGAGATTAATTTTAATCGTTTGAAGTATGTAATACTTCCATGTTTGGAGGTCTGATAATTTCCATTTTTTTCCATTTTAGAAAGTTGGTGTTGATTTATTTTCAAATTTAGAATTTAATTTTGATAATTCTAGCTTTTGTCTTGCTGTTTTTTCGTCTATACGAAATTTATGCATCAAATTAGCTATTTGTGTTGATTCTACAACGTCAATGCGTTGTTGTTGATAGGCTGTAACTAATTTGGCTGTTTCTTCTGAATAAAGCTTATTTTTATAATATTTTGGAATTGATAAAGTAAAGCCGTCAGGCTTCAATATATAGCAATTTTCAATTGCACGGTTATGATATTCTATCATTCGAGGTGTAAGGTAGTTTGCGCCAATTCCTTTTGAAGTGAGTTGAAATTCTTTTGCCCGTCCAAGTGAAAGACCTTGTTTAGGCTTTGAAATGTATTTAAAGACATACCTGATTCTTGCAGTTGTAATGGGAGTGCTCGAAACTCGCCCCATATTCCAAGCTTGTTCAATTGTTTTATTGTCTGGAG